CACCGTACCGCCCGCGCCCGTGATGGTGTAGGTGATAGCCGTGGCAGTCTTGGTCGTCACGTTGGTCGGCGTAGTTCCCGTGGAGGTTGCGGAACTAAACGATGCCGTGCCCCGCACAGCAGAACCACCCACCGTGTAGTTAACAAACTCAGTCCAGCCACCGTGAGAAGTCATGGTGTCCGCAGCGGCAAACGTCGGGCTTGCGCCAGAGATCAGGCCAAGGAACGGACCCACGGTGGTGTAGGAGGTGCCAGACAGCAGGGTGTCCAGCATCAGCTCTTTGCCTCCGGCGTTGACCAAGTTGGGGAACTCATCTTGCCACTTGATGCTGCCATCAGCAGCGCGGCAGACCACATGATAGTAGCCTTCAACACCGACAGACTCAGCGCCAGCCACATTGGACTGCATGGTCACCTGTGCGTGATCGCCAAAATTTGAAAGTTCTTTTTGCATGATTGATCCTTAAACAAGGCGGATAAGAGCAGAGGTGCTGGTGTTAGCGGGCATCTGCACCGTGAAAGAGGTGGTCGAGGTCTTGTCCGAGCCGAAGTCCAGCACGCATACGGCACCGTTATCACCGGGCGTATAGATCAGAGCACCCCGCGCCGTTAGCACACCAGTCCACGCGGGAGACGAGAAGTTGACGTACGTAACGCTACCCCCCGAGGTAGCTTCGCTAGAGATTGTTGCGGTAACAACAGAACCGCCTGCAACATAGTTGCCGCCTGATGCTTCACCAGTCACGGTGTACGCGGTGGTGGTTTGATCCAGCGTTGCAGAGTTGGTGTACAGCGCCAGATAGAACGTATCCGAGGCAAAGTTGATCGTGCCGTTAACAAGGCCCGAACGCAACGTGTTGCAGGAGTAGTTGCCTGTAAACGCCATTACCGGACCCCGCTATTTTGCGGCAACGGGGCAAGACGGAACTGCCCTGACCTGTATGCGTCAGAACGCTCAAGACCATCACCCAGACGCTGGGCCAGAGCAAGCGCTTCTTTGTATTTGCCGTCGTACAGGGCCAGCATGTCTGCTTCGCCCTTCATAAAGGTATAAGCCTCTACCAAAGAGCCGTACAGCAGTACAGTATCGAAGTTGTCGCCCAACCAAGTCTGGCCGTCCGCTGCTACCGAGATCGACTCTGGGTAATAGTAGTAATGCAACTCAACGCTGTAGGCTGCATCCGGCGTGGGGCCAAGAATGAAGCTCAGTTCATCAGAGATAGTTGCACCTGCTACCGTTGGGCCAAACAGGGCGTAGTAACGAGGAAGACCCGTGCTTGTCGGCGTTGGGTATGCCTGCCGGATGAAGTTCACATCCTTGTTCAGCAAGTACTCAAAGCGCCCGTCTGCGTCAATGACTGCCATAGAGAAGGCAGAAAGAAAATCAGTCGGGCACGACAAGTATTTGTTGTTGGCAGACACAGACCCGGTGACGTTCTTACGAATCGAAGGGAACTGCACCGTGTTGAAAATGCGCTGCTCAGCCTGCTGGACGAACAACGGGATGTTCGCAACAAAGTCCGATTCAAAGTTCTGCGTGTAATCGCAGATGGCATCAGTCAACGCGGTGTAGTTCATCTTTAGGCCATCGGTCCACGAGCCATCAGACCTTTGGTAGCGCAGCCGGTACCCCGAATCTTGATGCCGCTGGTCTTGGTGGGCTTGTAATCATCGCTGCGAGTGTTCGCGACCGACACGTTGGCCTTGCGCATCGTTTCTTTGGCGGGCTCTTCACCCACCACGACGGTTGCAACTTTTTTGGGCACTTTGTAGGTAGCCATATTAGCCTCCTTTACGACCGGGCGATTTCTGATTCACGACCTTAGCCATGTTACGCCCATACTTGAGCATATCCGCATTTGTCTTGCCGCCAGCCTTCATTTTGGTTGGCGTCTTGCCGGGGTGCATATTTGCTTCGTGCTTGCGCACGGCTTTTTTCGCGTCCATTTTCGACTCCTTATGTCGTTACAACCGTAATTGTGCCTAATTGCACCGTTAAAGCCAAGTTGTTTGGAGTCAACCCAGCATCATTAAAACTTGCTCCGCCAACCGGTGCCCATCCCCACTGGATGATGCGACTGCCCATCTCAAGTGTGCCCTGCGCCTGAGAATTAGGGCTTGTCGTTTGTTGAATTTGAAGCCCTGACAAACCCGAAATCTGGTAACTACGATCCGGTCGTGGATTCCTCAAAGCTTGGGGGTCCGAAACTGGGGTCTCGCCAAGGTGCAACTGCGGCTGATCGGGGTCCCAACACTCAGGGCAGACCAACAGATCATAGTTCTTGCCCTTGATGATCTCACGTTTGAGAATCTTGAGCTTAAAACGCTGATCGCAGCGATCACACTGCGCAATCGCCCGGTTACCAGAGGCAAACCGATTGGGCATCAGCCCCTCCCAATATACGTCTGGCGAGGCACCAGCCGCAGCGCGGCTTTCTCATGGTCCTCATACGCCGCCAACTCCCAAGCCTCGTCGTATTGCGCCTTGAGAAATGTCAATCTTTCGGAGCCTTGTGGGATTTTCCCAGCTACGTAATACGCCAACCCAGCGGCCATACACGGGATGAAACGGAACGGCACATCAGCCACGTTTACGCCATCGCCAATATCCTGTGTGCGACGCAAACGCCAGTACACAAATTGATAACTCTGCGAGCCATCTGGAGTGGGCCAAACCGTAACTGCCGGGACTTGCGCCCAGTAGACCGTAGCTCCGCTGGTGTGCGATGCAGCAGTGGTGTCTTGCTGGGCACGGAAACAGTTATTTAGGGTGTTGCCCGTGATGTTTCCGTAGTTGATGATTTCGCTGTCAATCTTGACAAACCCAGTAGCCGGGAGTCCGTTAGCGTTGTTCAGCGTAATTGTCGTATCGGTAGCGTTAATCGTGGCGCTCAAAGTAGCTGCAACTGGGGAATTCTGGGCATTGAAGCGCTGAATCCAGACCTGAATCGGTCGAGCTTGCGTCAGTTTGTTGGGGATCGTGGCATAGGTAGAAACACTGATACGCGTGATGGTCAGGTCAGCCTGCAGCGACGCGGTGTTACCCCCGGTACGGATCATGTGCTCAATCAGGTCTACTGTGTCGTTGGGCAACGCGTAGGTGTTCTGGCCCTGCACCATGTCAATAATGCCGGACTCAATGGTCCACATATTGATACCACGGTTGGCCCACTCGGCGAACATGATGTTCAGGGACCTACGAGCAGTACGCAAATCGTAGCCCGTGCGCATCTCTCCGCCTGCGCGTTCAAACGCCTCCTCGACCAGCTCAGACAGATCGAGGTTAAAGCTACTTGCGCCGGAGGTAGTTGCCATTATCGAAACCCTGCTGTTTTCTTAGCTATGCCCTTGGGCTGCTTTACGAATTGCTTCCCGGCAGCTTTGCCCGCACGTTTCGCACGAGTCGTTGCAGCGTACTCAGCAGGGCTGAGGCTCTTGATCGCAGCTTCTGGAAGGTATCGCTCACCAGTTTTACTAGACGGTTTGCCACTTTTGGTTCTCCATTTCTGGTCGCCCCAAGCCTTTAATGACTGCTGCGGCGCTTTCATGTCTCAAAACCTTTGTATCCGTTTGCATTTTGCTCAAGATAATCTGCCGCCGCACGCAACGCTGCAATATTGTCTTTGGCATGGCCAATCATATTGTTGCATGGATTACACAAAATACCTCGAACTTTTCCACTTGTATGACAATGATCTACATCAAGTTTTTTGTCAATTTCATCTTCCGTGATACCGCATATCATGCAAGCAGTACCCTCGTTTGCACGCATTTGCTCCCACTGCTCATACGTTAGCCCATACCGCAATTGTAATTTTTCCGCCTTGCGATTGCGTGGAGTAGTAGGGCTTTCGCGTTTGTACTCCTGATGGCAAGGTTTGCAGCGAGCGCTTGAATAATGTTTGCCCGACCACTTATCAAAAAACTTATAGAAGTCGTCCAGTGGTTTTTCGGTGTCACATTTCAAACACAGTTTAGTCACGGTACGAGCCTCCTGCTGCCTTGTACTTCTTGGCAACAAGCTGAGCCTTACGGGCTGACCATTGTCCTGCCCCGGTGCCATGAGTGGCTGCAGCCTTCACTTGCGACACGATCCGCTTGCGCAGACTCGGTTTGGTGTAATTGCCAGCCGCGTTCACCTTCCCACCCTCAGCATACTGCGTGAAGTCGGTGTCATCCCGCCGGGGCTTCTTGACCCCTTTGGGCATTTTAGATGGGTTGATGGCCCCCATGCCACGGCTGGCTCTCATGGTTACACCATCCGACCTTTGGTCTTACCGCGCTGAGCGCAGCCGTCTGCGCGCTTGGAAGCAGTCATGCCACCAGAAGCCATCTTGATAGCGCCGCCTTTTGCCCGCATACCACCAGAAGCTCGAAGTGCATTTATACGGTCTTCTTCGTTTTTTTGCTGAATATCCGCCATAGAAGGGCCGCGTTGCGGGTTCTTTAACATCTCACGACGGCCACGAGAGGGAACTTCCATCGGGACAGCAGCAGCCGCCGCGCGTGCAGGGGCAGCAGAACGCGCCGGAGCAGCAGGAGATCCCGCTAAAAGAGTGTATCTCTCTCCATATTCATTTAAGCCACGGGGGTCTTGAGGAATTATTCCGGTTTCTCTTTCGGCAAAGTCATCCTCCAGCTTAATAGCAGCGGCAGCGGGGGCAGCAGAAGCCGGATTTTTACGAATTTCAACAGGGACGTCTTTGCCTTCCTGTTTGTCGCCACGGGCCATATACCCATACCCAAGAGCGCCAAGTGCTGCAAGAGCAGCTAGGTTTCTTCCACGTTTAGCCATAGTTACACCATCCTTCCACGAGTTTTGCCTTTAGCGGCGATGCCGTCTGCACGAGAGGAAGCGGTCATACCGCCTTTTTTCATACCCGACTGCAAAGTTGCGGGGGACATATTTTTAAACCCCGTTGTGTTGATTTTGTTCCCCATGACAGGTTGGCTTGGGGCTGGCCCCCCAGTAAGACGGCTGGCTATATTACCAACGGGCGCAGTAGCGTTTACAAGACCGGGAATGCCACGGTAGTTTTGCTCAACATTTCCGGGCTTAGGCATTGGCCCCGTGTTGTACATAGTTTTACCCCCCGGCCCGCCGGGCATCCCAATGGAGCCGGGAGGGGGCGTCTTGATACCGGGCATAACAGGGTTGCCCATTACGGGTTTTGCTGCAATCGGCTTTGCTGCAATCGGCTTGGGCCTAAACATTGCCATATCAGACCATCCTTCCGCGAGTTTTGCCACGTTGGGCAACACCATCACCACGACGGGATGCGGTCATACCGCCTTTTTTCATACCAAACGGTTTTGTAGCTTCCATCGTTTCTTCGAC